GTAACTTGGCGGAATCATACCCGGAAGAATAAGGATAAGAAGGCTATGGAAGAAGCACTGGCTAAATACGAGGATGTTTCGCAGTACGAAACAGAATCACACTCACGCACGTTCAGAGTTATTTAATGCACCAAATTATTCTTAACGAAAACGAACAGCGGCTGGCGAAGTTCTTAGCCACGGCGAGGAGTGTCACCAGCCGGGAGAATAATGTAAAGGATATGAGGGTTGGTAATGATTCTTCAGAAGCCATTGACTTAGAAGGAATGGCAGCTGAGATTGCTTACTGTAAGTTAATGAATATCTATGTGGACATGGATACTAACCCGCCTGAGATGCCAGCGTTTGACTGTGTCTCAAGGCTGGGAGTTAGGGTGGATGTTAAGTCTACCAAGTACAGGAATGGACACCTAATCGCCACCTTAAAAAAGGTAAAGAACCCGGCGGACAAATACGTCCTCGTGGTTGGCGAATTCCCCAGCTACTCCGTTGTTGGAGAAGTCTGGGCAGAAGACCTTCTTCACGAAGGTAACTTAAAAAACTTTGGCTATGGTAATTGTTATGCCGTAACGCAAAGTGAACTTAATCCTATAAATCAATAAGGAGAGATATGAAGAATAGATACTTAGATAAAACACAAGGATATCTGCTCGACAATTTTCTACGAGAGAATATCGAATTGCTGAACGGGAAAAAGACGGAGAAGATCGCCCGTCTGTGTGGGAAAGAACTTGGGTTTGAGATAAGTCCAAGCACCATCAACACCACCCGCAAAGCTATGATTGCAGCCGGGTTAGAAGTTTGGGAAGTAGCACCAAGAGGTGGCAATCAGAAAACGAAGATGGCCGCAAAGGTTGCGGGTCTGGAGAAGTTAATAGCGGAGCAGGATAAAAAGTTTGCTGTAGTATTCGGAAAACTCCGGGCCATCCAAGTTGCCGTATTCCCTGATGACCCTCCATCATATGCGTGTTCGGAAAGGGAAATTCTCAGGGATATGTCTGATGAGACAGTAGTAACACAAGGCGAATTTAAGGAGATGGGAGGAACATGGCAGTCGTAGTTAAAAAGGGAAAAGAAAAAAGACCACTGCGTATCTGTATCTACGGAGCGGATGGCAGCGGCAAATCAACTTTCCCTAGACATGGATTATTTCTAGACATGGAAGGCGGTCTTGCGGAAATAGATTGTCAGTCCATTGACCTAGTTGATGCTCCATTCGCTGATGTTATGGATGCAGGACGGTATGTATATAAGAACCATAAAGAGTTGGGGATAGATACTATCGTAATCGACAGTATCGATTGGCTTGAAAGAAAGATTTTCAATGCAGCCTGTACGGACAACGGATGGTCTTCCATTGAGCAACCCGGGTTTGGTAAGGGGTACGTTATGGTACTCAAATACTGGACAGAGTTTCTCAACATGATGGACAAACTCAGGGAACTGGGACTGAACATAGTCTTAATCAGTCACTCTCAGGTTGAAAAGTTTGATGATCCAATCGTTGACAATAGTTTCCACCGCCACACACTTAAAATTAATCGCCACAGTCGGGGGTTAATATCGGAGTGGGTGGATGTGTTGGGCTATGTAGCGAGTGAGGTTCTAACCAGCAAAACTGGTGATAAGTTTGGAACCCCGGAATACAAGGCGATCACAACTAACCGTAGGCTTATCCATTTTGGGGAGCAACCTACGTTTGCGGCGAAGTCTAGGATGACTTTGCCTGAGTCGCTTCCCTTAGATTGGGAAGCATTTATGTCCGCAGTCGCATCAGCGAGGGCGGATCAGGGGAATAATCCCAAAAAGAAACAGGTAAAAACAGGTAATTAATATGGAACTGATGTTTGATAGTAGTAAAGTTGCTGCCCCACAAGGTAACAGCTTTGACCCAATTCCGGCCGGGACGTACCCGGTCATTGTAGATAGTAGTGAATTTCGTGATACGAAAGCGATGGACGGACGCTATCTACACTTAGAATTATCGATAGTCGATGGGTCGTACAAGGGCCGGAAGATTTTTGATAATCTTAACTTAGAAAACAAGAATCCTACTGCCGTTGATATTGCACAGCGACAATTGGCTAGTCTTGTTAGAGCGTGTGGCAAGGTGAAGATTAGAGACTCCGCTGAACTACACAACATTCCAGTTGAAGCAACACTTACTATCCGTAAGGGGACTAATGGTTACGATGATAGTAATGATGTCAAAAGCTATTCGCAGCTGCACAATGATCAGGTGCAAATAGCAGCTATGAGGGCAGCAGAATCATCCACCCCAAAGGATGATATCCCTTTTTAGTATGGCAGACGTTTACTTAACGTGTCTCTCTTGTAAGAAGATTTACAAGGCAAGGCAACCGTCCACACAAAAATATTGTGGACGGTCCTGTAAAGAAAAAGCACGGTCAATTAAGTTAATCGCTGAAGGTATCCCCCGTAAGGGGGGATACTCCAGATCAGTTTATATACGAACATGGATGAAGGCACGGAATGAAAAACCACCTTACACAGCCCCATGTACCTACTGTTCTAAAGAGTTATCTGTAGACGATGACTTTACATTAGACCACACAGTACCTAGAGGGGAATTAAGTTACAAACAAATTAAATCAGAGAAGTTTCTAGTCTTGGCTTGCCGGGAATGTAATCAAGCCAAAGGCCAAATGTCGGTGGAAGAATTTACAGGCAAAAAATAATCATGGAGAGATATGAAAATCAGTTACTTTCACGGGGTGTCGCATAAGACCCCCGTCTTCGTGGACATAGGGGATGTGTTCGCAGAAATAAAAGATGGGAAACACAAGTCAATCATTCAGTCCTGCCGGAAAGCATTAGACTCAGGCGACAAAGATAAATACAATTTACTAAAGAAGTCCCTGCCGTGCTATACCATCAGCTGCCGGACTGAGAATCGAAAGGTCGAGACTCTGCAAGAGTATTCCGGCCTGATGCAGGGTGACTTGGATAACTTATCCGGGGACGTTGAGTCTCTGCGTGATGAGTTATTCAAAGACCCTCATGTTGCAGCTGCTTTCATTAGCCCTTCCGGGCGTGGAGTTAAACTCTGGATCAGGGTAATCCCTGATGCTACCAAGCATAAGGATTCATTCTATGCCGCGGAGAAACATTTCAAATCTAAATACAATCTCACGCTGGACAAAAGCTGCAAGGATGTGGCAAGACTCTTCTTCCAAAGCTATGACCCTGATGCAAAGATAAAGCGCAACTCAATTCCTATTCCATTACTGACTGAAGAGCCGGACCTATTCGATGTTAAGTCTGAGGAGACTTACAGATTAGAAGACTATGAACGTGCAGCTGAAGCGTTAAAGCTAATCCCGCCAGAAGACTACCAAGTCTGGGCCGAATGTGCGATGTCCTTGAAGGATGGACTAGGAGAAGAAGGGTTTAAACTATTTGCCAACTGGTCCAAGCAAAGTTCAAAGTGCAAGCCTGATGAACTGAGATACAAATGGGATTCATTCGATAAGGATTGGAAGGGTGAGCGGATAACATTCCAGACCCTCTTCTTCCACGCCAAAGACCCATGCACTCACAAAGTGCTAGACAAACCACCAGTTCTGATTCAACGGAACCCGGACCCGGAAACTCTCCATTCCGGGTACTTCACCCCTCCGGGTTTCGTTGGTCAGTTTGCTGACTTCCAGACTGAACACTCGAGATTCAAGCAACCAATCATTTCACTCGCAGCTTCACTCTGTTTTACTGGTGCAATTATCGGAAGGAAATACAGGACAGAAGAGAATACTAGATCGAACCTCTTCATCTCTCTGCTTAGTCCCACTGGATCAGGGAAACAATTCCCCCGGGACGTTATTAAAAAGTTTGATCAAGAACATGACTTGCGAATGTTCGGTTCAGAGAAAGTTACAAGTCGGGCCGCTATTGAGAGACTCATTAGCTGGCGGCCCAGCTGTCTCTTCCTGATAGATGAGTTTGGTATGTACCTCAAGCAGCTGATGGCAACTACTACAGGATACCAAGCGGATATTATTTCAACCCTGATGGAAGTCTTCACTTCCTCAACCGGGTACTACTATCCACTTGACCGGGCCGCTCAAGAGGATGAACGATTCTCTATTGACCAGCCTTGCCTTAGTGTATTAGGTTCCTCAACTCCAGATACTTTTTGGGAAGGATTGAATTCAGGCAAGATAAGGGACGGTTCGATGAATCGTTTCCTGATATTCCAGACTCCAGACAAACGCCCGGAGCGACACCGTCCGCCGATACTAGATAAATTCCCAAAGAGTTTAATAGATCAAGCCTTAACCTTTAGGGATACTCCCATCAGTTCAAAACGTGGGAACGTGGTCCCGGTTCAGGGTCACCCGGAGCCTATCACTCTCAACTACTCTGATGAAGCATTCATTTGCTTTGAGAATCTTGAAGATGAATGCACCAAGATGATTG